TCAGTTGGACGAGGAAGATTTACGCGCAGAAGTTGAGTTAGAGGTTCCGGATTCTGGTGCTGACCCTTATTTGATGTTTGAAGACACGGGTTCGGAGGTTGAGATAATTGAGGATGAAGACGGCGGTGTTTTAGTTGATTTCGACCCTTCGGATCAGCGTGGTGAGCTAGCGGGTTTTTATGATAATTTAGCGGAGGAGATTCCTGACCGTGAGTTGAGTCGCATTTCCTCGGATTTGTTGAGCGAGTTTGACGCTAACAAGGCTGGTCGTCAGGAATGGGAAGACACTTACAAGAACGGCTTAGACTTGCTGGGTTTCAACTACGACGAGCGGACTACGCCTTTCCGCGGCGCGAGTGGTGTTACTCACCCGTTGTTGGCAGAGGCTGCTACACAATTTCAGGCTCAAGCGTTTAATGAGTTGTTGCCTTCTAGCGGCCCTGTTCGGACTGTTGTTTTGGGCAAGGACACTCGTGAGAAGCAGGACCAAGCGAAGCGTGTCAAGCAGTTTATGAATTACTACATCACGAATGTCATGGAGGATTACACCCCTGACATGGACCAGATGTTGTTCTATTTACCGATAGCGGGAAGTACGTTTAAGAAGGTTTATTACGACGAGAACATGGGCCGTGCTGTAAGTAAGTTTGTTCCTGCCGATAATCTTGTTGTTCCTTATGACACTGCGGACTTGGACAGTTGTCCCAACATCACGCAGATTATCCGCATGGATTTAAACGACTTACGCAAGAAGCAGCTTGCGGGTATTTATTTAGACATTGACGTTCTTCCTTCTCAGTCGGATATTTCGGAGATTCGTAGTGAGATTGATCGGATTGATGGCTTAGAACCAAATCAGATTGATTACGACTGTACTTTGCTTGAGTGTCACGTTGATCTTGACTTAGAGGGTTACGAGGAACTTGACGAGGAGGGGGAACCTACTGGTATTAAGGTTCCTTACATTGTCACTATTTCTCAAGATAACGGCGAGATTTTATCTATTCGCCGTAATTTTTCGGAAGAGGACGACAAGAAGAAAAAGATCAATTACTTCGTTCACTATAAGTTTTTGCCGGGGTTTGGTTTTTACGGCTTGGGTTTAATTCACACCATTGGTGGTTTAGCGCGGTCCGCTACGAGTTCTTTACGTCAATTGATTGATGCGGGTACGTTGTCGAATTTACCCGCGGGATTCAAAGCCCGCGGCCTGCGGATCAGGGATGACGACGAGCCTTTGCAGCCGGGTGAGTTTAGGGATGTTGACGCTCCGGGCGGCGCTATTCGTGACAGTTTAATGCCTTTACCGTTCAAGGGACCGGATCAGACGTTGTTCCAGTTGTTAGGTTTTGTTGTACAGGCAGGTCAGCGGTTTGCGACAATTACGGACATGAAGGTTGGCGACGGAGATCAGAGTGCTGCTGTTGGCACGACTATAGCGATGTTGGAGCAGGGTTCTCGTGTTATGAGTGCTGTCCACAAGCGTTTACATTATGCGATGCGTTTAGAGTTCAAGATTTTGGCTCGCGTGATGTCGGAGAGTTTGCCGCCGGAGTACCCTTATTCGGTTGCGGGCGACGATTCTTCGGTTATGGCGAAGGATTTTGATGACCGTGTAGACATTGTACCTGTTTCTAATCCGAATGTGTTTAGTCAGGCGCAGCGAATTGCCTTGGCTCAGACTAAATTGCAGTTAGCGGGTGCGGCACCTCAGTTGCATAACATGCACGAGATTTACCGTGACATGTATGAGGCGTTGGGTGTTACGGATGTTGAGCGGATAATGCAGGCTTTACCGGACAGCGATCCGCGGCCTACGGACCCTGCCCAAGAGAACATCAACGCGTTGGATTCGATTCAGTTGAATGCTTTTACGGGTCAGGACCATCAGTCTCACATCACGGCTCACTTGGTGTTTGGTTCGAGTCCGATGGTTGGGCAGATGGCTCCTGTGGCTGTTTCGATACAGAAGCACATTATGGAGCACGTTAAGGTTCAGGCGGAAGAACAGGCTATGGCTCAAATGCAGCAAGCTCCGGGTGGCGACGAGGGTCAGATGGAGATGCAGTATCAGGCTATGGTTGCGCAGTTAGTTGCACAAGGCATGCAGAAGGTAAAAGAGTTGTCCGGACAATTGACTGGTCAGGGCCCTGATCCTTTGATACAATTGAAAGAGAAAGAGTTGGAGATTAAAGCTCAATCTGAGCAATCTGACGCGCAGGTCGATCAGGCGAAATTGCAGCTTGACGCTCAGAATCAGCAGATGCGCGGCGAGCAGTTCCAGCAGCGTCTTGCGAGCCAAGAGGCTCAAACGGACAAACGGATTAATAGCGCAATGCAGCGTGAGTTGTTAAAACAGAAAGGACAGAATAATGGCTAAAGTAAAGGTAAACGGTTCAGCACCGGGTCCCGCTCCGAAGGCGGTTTCTTACGCCCAGATAGATAAGCAGGGTCGCATTCCTTATGGCAAGACTGCGGACGTTGCGATTCCGAAGGCAGTTGTGGATTATTCTGGCGCGATGCCTTACCGTCGCGGCACTGCTCGCGGCATGGGGGCGGCTACAAAGGGTGGCGGCTACTCGGAGTGCTAGTCCGTGGAGATGGAATCACTTTGGAACATTTTTTTGACGGCGTCTCTTGGCGGCTTGGTCTGGTGGTTTAAATCCCAGCACGAGGAGTTAAAACGCGTACAGATTCTTTTGAACCGGACGCGGGAAGAGATGGCGAAGGAGTATGTCACTAAAAGTGATAGCAATACTGTGCTCGGACAAATAATGGGTAAATTTGACCGACTTGAAGAAAAAATAGACCGTTTGATGGAGCGGTGATCCATGCCCGTTCTAGAGACCATCATGGCGGCAAACGCTGCGTATGGTGTGATCCGGAAATGCCTTGAGAATGGACGTGAAGTTCAGGATATGGTGAGCCATGTTGGCAAGTTCCTTAGTGCTGAATCTGATCTAAAAGACGCTGTTGAACGCAAGAAGAAAAACCCAATTACAGCTATCACAGGCGGGGAAGAGGGTGACTGGGAAGAGTTTCAAGCCCTTGAGAACATTAAAGAAAAGCGCCGTGAATTGGAGTCTTGGTGCAGGTTGTATGGTCCGCCGGGCACTTGGGACCGCTGGGTAGCTTGGCAGGCTGAAGCGCGTAAGGCTCGACGGGCGGCTCAGAAACAAAAAGAAAAAGAGCGCGAAGAGATGATGGAAGCCATCATGTACGCCGTCTCTGGATTGCTTGCCCTCGGCGGCGCTGGCGCATTGATATATTTTCTTGGACGATACTGGGAGAAATGGTGATGTGGTTTTTGATTTGGTTCCAGATAATCAACAACAACGTAACTCATTATGAGCTTGGTCAGTTTGAATCTAGCGGTGAGTGCGCTAGGGCAAAAGACGATGCAAAGGTTTTGATTACGGACAGTCACACGGTAACGTATTGCTTTGAAGTTATATCGAAACAAGAGGGGTGATTACGTTGTATATGACAAACACGGGAAAGTTGTTATAATAACGCACCACAAGAGGTACGCGATTGCGTACGCAAGGAGTTTGGAAGATGGCAACAAGACTAGATGATTGGAAAGTGCTGCCGCGTCTTATGATGCTGGTAACAACCGTTATGTATATACGCTGCCTAGAGTGGGCGATGTCCCAACCTGATTTGTCTGTATCCCAAGCTGGGTTAATTTCAGTTGTAACGGGAGCTTTCACGGGAGCTTTTGGAATCTGGATGGGCAAGGAGTCTACAACCACTGTGACTCCAAACAAGGTTGTGCATGAAGAAAGGTACGACAAATGATTACATTACTCGGAAGTTTACTTGGGTTTGGTACATCTTTTATGCCGGAGGTCCTTAATTTTTTTCGTGCGGGTCAGGATCACAAGCACAGTCTTGAGCGCATGAAGCTAGAGATGGACTTGATGGCTCGGCGCAATGAGTTGAAGCTGGAAATTCTGGACAAGCAGGCTGAGATCAAAGAGACAGAGGGGTTGTACAAACATGACAGTATGGATGCTGGAGGTTTTATCAACGCACTACGGGGTAGCGTCCGGCCTGTCATCACTTATGTGTTTTTTGGCCTTTTCGTTGCCATCAAAGTGACGGCTATAATTGCGCTGATGGGCCGGGGAAATGATCTTGGAGTGTCTCTATCTTTGATCTGGGATGATGCTACATCTGGTTTGTTTGCGGCAATAATCTCTTTCTGGTTCGGTGGCCGCGCTGTATCAAAGTACATGAAAGGTGGAATTAAATGACGTACAAACTATCACAACGCAGCCTTGATCGGCTCGAAGGAGTGGATGACCGCCTACAGGCTGTTGTTAAGTCTGCAATTGGGGCGACGAAAACGGACTTTGGCGTTATCTGCGGCCTTCGCACAATCGAAGAGCAGCGTGTGCTTGTAGCCAAGGGTGCCAGCAAGACTATGAAGTCCAAGCATATTGGCGGGAACGCTGTCGATTTAATGGCATATTGCGGTTCAAGAGGTTCGTGGGAGTTAAATCTGTATGATGACCTTGCGGATGCGATGAAGGAAGCTGCTATAGTTTTGGGTATAGCCGTGCGCTGGGGTGCCGCGTGGCACATTGACGACATCCGAGACTGGGATGGCACGATGGAAGAAGCTATGAACTCCTATATAGACTTGCGTAGATCACAGGGTCGCCGCCCGTTTATCGATGGGCCTCATTTTGAGCTTATGGGTGATTAAACACTATTGCCTTTTTGTAAAATCCCAGTAGTCTTCATATCAGATAAACTGGGAGTTTATAGGAATGGATGAGATATTTATTGCGGACGCTGTCTTTCGCATGATAGGAGAACGAAGGCAGCTTATTGTTGAGCAAATGCAGTTCAATCAAGTAAAGTCTATGGAGCAATATCGTGAGCTCGTGGGTAACTTAGACGCCCTAAATCATGTGGAACAGGAACTAAAAAACCTGCTAAATAAACAGGAGCAATCTGTTGACTAAGATTAACTTAGAAGCCGCTACTCAAGCGGTTGCAAGCCTCTCGGAGGCTTATTCTTCACCAGAGGAGAGGGTTTTAAACCCTGAATCCATCGGTGATTCTCTTCTAGAAAAATTGCCCAGCCCCACGGGGTGGCGTCTTTTAATTCTTCCGTATCGGGGAAAAGGAAAGACTGAGGGCGGCGTACACTTACCGCAATCGGCAGTAAGTCAGCAAGAGGTTTCCACACAGGTCGGTTATGTTTTGAAGGTAGGCGAGCTTGCTTACAAGGATAAAGAAAAGTTTCCGAACGGCCCGTGGTGTGAACAAGGCGATTGGGTAATGTTTGCTCGTTATGCGGGGTCTCGGTTTGCCATTGACGGTGGTAACGTGAGTATTTTGAACGACGATGAGATATTGGCCCGAATAGCGGAACCCTCAGATGTATTGCATTACTAGGAGATAGAAAATGGCAGAAAACCAAATTGAACTAGACCTTGCGTCGGACGTTGACACGGAGGTTGAAGTAGAAGCTCCTGAACCGGAAGAATCTGGCGTAGAGATAGCCTCTGCGGACCAGTTTGAAAAAGCCGATAACGCCACTCAGAAACGCATTGACCGCTTGACTAAGAAGATGCGTGAAGCGGAGCGCCGTGAAAACGAGGCTGTTAATTACGCCAAACAAGTTCAGCAAGAAGCTGAAACTTTAAAGTCTCGAATGGCTAATCTAGATAACAATTACGTTAAAGAATACACAAATCGTGTATCTACTCAGATGTCGCAAGTAGAGCAAGAATACGCTCGTGCGATGGAGATGGGTGACACTCAAGCGGCAGTTGAAGCAAACCGTAAGTTAACGGAGCTTTCAATTGAGAATGATCGTGCCTCTCAAGCTAAAGCGCAACAAGACCGTCAGCGGGCTCAGAGGTCGGCACAAGCCGCGGCCAGTACTCAACAGCCGCAGCCGCAACAGCAGCCGCAACAGCAGATGCGACGGCCTGATAAAAAGGCTGAAGATTGGGCCCTTAAAAACGATTGGTTTGGTCAGGATGATGCCATGACCTACGCCGCGTTTGGAATCCATAAAACCCTTGTTGAAGACGAGGGGTTTGACCCGCAGTCAAATGATTACTATAGTGAACTTGACAATCGGATTGCTCGTAAGTTTAATACGGGCTCAAACTATACTGGTAAACGTGCCGTCCAGACGGTTGCCGGGGTTTCAAGATCAACTTCTGGGCGCAGTAGTGGGAGAAAGGTTCGACTCACCCCGAGCCAAGTCGCAATAGCGAAGAAACTGGGTGTGCCGCTTGAAACATACGCGAAATACGTTAAGGAGTAACACTGATGACCGAAGATACAGATGTAAATGGTTCAATCAAGCGCACTCCTCGCGCCAACCTAACTCGGGAGAAAACGGCGCAGCGTAAGCCGTGGGCTCCACCATCCATGTTAGATGCACCGCCTGCACCGGACGGTTTTAGGCATCGTTGGATTCGCGCCGAAACGCGCGGGTATGATGATCGTAAAAACATTAGCGCTAAGTTGCGCGAAGGCTGGGAGCTTGTCCGTAAAGACGAGTATCCGGACTTTGAGTCCCCGGTAGTCGAATCAGGTAAATACGAAGGTGTGTTTGGAGTGGGTGGCTTGATGCTGGCTCGCATTCCTGTCGAAACGATTCAAGAGCGTACCAACTATTTTCAGCAACGTAATGCTGACCAGTTGGAAGCTATTGATTCCGACATGATGCGCGAGAACGCACATTCAACCATGAGGATCAGTAATGCTGATCGTCAATCTCGTGTAACCTTCGGTGGTCCTCGAAAATAGGGACCGCCCTCTTAGGAGAAAAATCTAATGGCAAATCAAAACACTGCCTATGGTCTTCGTCCTATCGGGCTTGTTGGCTCGGCGGCTAACTCTACTGGTGTAACTCAGTACGAAATCGCTTCTAACAACACTAACCCACTATACCAGTACGGCATCGTAGTTCCTACGGCTGCTGGCGTTATAGATCAAGCTGGAGCCACTTCTGGTGGTACAACTTCTGCTTTGGGTGTCCTGATGGGTGTCGAATACCAAGACTCAGTACAGAAAAAGCCTGTTTGGCTAAACTACTGGCCCGGTTCCGGATCAGTTAGTGTAGACACAAACTACCCTGTGAAAGCTTTTGTTGCAGATGATCCGAACCAGTTGTTTAAAGTAGCGTCTGACGCGACTTTGACCGACCGGGCAACGGCTCAATTAGCAGTTTTTGCTAACGCGTCTTTGGGTACGTCTGCACGAACTGGTTCTTCCGAAAACGGTAGTTCCACTTCTGCTCTAGGCGTTTCAACGATCAACACTACAGCGTCGCTTCCGCTTCGCATTGTAGGCGTTCTGGATGACGAAGCTAACAGCGACTTTGCTGCTGCGGGCATCCCGATGGTTGTTCGTATCAACGCTCACTTCAATGCAACCACTAGCCGTTTTGACTCGCAGACTACTGCGACCACAACTGGCGTATAAGGAAGGGATTTAACAAATGGCTATTTCTCGCGCCCAACTAGCGAAAGAACTAGAACCCGGCCTTAACGCATTGTTTGGCTTGGAATATGACCGTTACGAAAACGAGCATGCAGATATTTTCGACGAAGAAAGCTCTGACCGAGCTTTTGAGGAGGAAGTTATGCTCGGAGGATTCTCAACAGCCCCCGTTAAAGGTGAAGGTACTTCCATCACATTTGACGATGCTCAAGAGACCTACACAGCGCGTTATACACATGAAACTATCGCATTGGCCTTCTCAATCACTGAGGAAGCTATTGAAGATAACCTGTATGATCGTTTGGCGTCTCGTTACACCAAAGCTCTGGCTCGCTCTATGGCGCAGACAAAGCAGATCAAATCAGCGTCTATCTTGAATAACGCGTTTTCGGCTACTGGCGGTAACGCTATTGGCGACGGCGCGGCTTTGTGTTCAGCCGCTCACCCATCGTTGTCTGGTAACCAGACAAACTTGCTAGCAGTTGCAGCCGACCTCAACGAGACTTCTCTTGAGCAAATGCTGATCGACATTGCTGGTTTGACCGATGAGCGTGGCCTTAAAATTGCGGTTCGTGGTATGAAACTTATCATTCCAAAAGAACTTCAGTTTATTGCCGAGCGCGTTATCAACTCCAATCTGCGCAGCGGAACGGCTGATAACGACAACAACGCAATGAAGTCTATGGGTATGTTGCCTGACGGTGCAGTGGTTAACCACTTCCTGAACGACAGCGACGCATACTTCATTAAAACTGACGCACCGAACGGTTTCAAATACTTTAACCGTTCACCAATCAAAACTGCCATGGAAGGCGATTTTGACACTGGTAACATGCGGTTTAAAGCCCGCGAGCGTTATTCATTCGGTGTTTCCGATTGGCGTTCAGTGTTCGGTACTCCCGGCGCAGCTTAATAACTTAACTTTGTTAGGTTTGATCGGGGCTACTTCGGTGGCCCCTTTCTTTTGTTTAAATAGTATGTATACTGGTTTTATTCCTGACAGTCGCATGGTGCGGCTGACACTAGCCACGACAGGAGATATTCATGGCTCTATCGACTTTTT